CCCTTTATACCCCTACGCGCTGGCCCTGTCAACAACTATTTTTAAAAATCTTTTGGCCGCCAACTAGTTGGAGGAAGAAACGCGCGCCAACTAGTTGGAAGCAGATTTATAAAATAGATATCTAAAATAGATATCTAAAATAGATATCTAAAATAGATATCTAAAATAGATATCTAAAATACACACTATAGATATATAGGGGGGTTTTTAGACTTAGATTTAATACATACTCTGGGACTACCACACACGTAAAACTTTAAGTAAAAACACACCATCTAAAAATTTCACTTGACAAAAAACACAACCCAAATTATACTATACATATGTTACAAGTCCTACCAGAATTTCTCCACGTTGCCAACGTCTATCTAGAGTCCCACTCTATAGACGAAACGGCCACACGTCTGCGTATCACACCACACCGTGTGCAAGAAATTCTCAATGATAAGCAAACCAAGGAGTATCTAAATCAAGTATACCTCGAATCCGGATTCCGCAATAAATTTACACTAGCGAATACCGTAGACGAGCTGATCAGACAAAAACTCCAAGAAGCCCAAGAAACCGGTTTCTACACCAAGGCTGACCTCATGGATCTCCTAGAATTTGCCCATAAACTTCGTATGGACGAAGAAAAACGCCATACGTCGAAAACTACTAACGTCCAAATTAACGAATTCGGACAAGGCAACTACGGCGAACTTATGAAGAAGCTAATCGGAGTTAAATGATCGAAATTTCCGTATGGATCGCCACACTATTTCTAGTGGGAGTATGCCACATACTATTATACTCTAAGTATGACCCAGATTCCCCCAAGTTTTCAAAACAGGAAGCTATATTCCTGCGCAGACTATCCGCCACCCACGCGATAAACTACTTCGCGTTTGCCATATTCTCCATATTTGCCCTAGCTACTATACCCATCCCTCCCGTTGTTTTTGAAACCATCAAATCCTTTTGGATAGTGGAGATTTTCATCTTTTGGAATCTTCGAACGGCTTTCCTATGCTTGAGACAATATTAGCACTAGCAACACCGATCGGCGGAGCGATAGCGTGGATATGGCATGAAACACGTAAGGCGAAAAAAGAGAAGACACTAGAAATTGTAAGCGAAGCGGAACGAGAACGTAGTTATGCTACTCGTCTTGAAGCGCGTCTAAAAGCACGCGATGAAGAGATAGAGCGCCTGATGACTAAACTTGCTCATTATGAAGATCCAGAAGACATTCTTAAATCTCTCATAGATAATGATCCTGGTATTTCGTATATTAAGAAGCGTGTTGGTAAGGATAATTATTCCATAGTTCGTATAAGTGCTGGGTATGCCCGAGTCCTGGGCGAAGCTCCTGAAGTGTTTGATGGGAAAGATTTTCCCTCGCCTTCTGATGAGAAGGTATATTCTAGCCAGATCGGTGTGTGGGTTGAAGAGCCTATGGCAGACGGTAAATTTGTAGGAAGAAAGTTTCCTCTAGTAAGTTATATTGTAGGAATTGGTGATTATGTTAAGCGCTAACTTTACTCTTAGAGAAATGACGAAAAGCGATTATGCTATTAGACGGGGTATTTTGAACAATCCTGGGCCTGCTGAGATTGAGAACTTGCGGGCTTTATGTGTGAATGTTTTACAGCCTTTGCGTGATAAATTTGGTGTTGTGAGGATTACTAGTGGATTTAGAAATGCTAGTGTTAATATCGGTATCGGTGGTAGCAGGAATAGTGATCATTGCCGCGGGATGGCGGCGGACTTGGAAGTTCCTGGAGTGAGTAACCGTATGGTTATTGCTTGGATTCGTAAGCACTTACAGTTTAAACAATTGATACTTGAGTATGGAGATAGTGGCTGGGTTCATGTTTCCTATGATCCAAGTAATTTAAAGAAAGAAGTTTTATCTTTTGATGGTAATGCTTATAAGAGAATCTAATGCCATTTCCTCCTAGCCCTAGTATTGGTCAAAGTCATGACGAGGCCGGCGTTCGCTGGACTTGGGACGGGTATGTCTGGGTTATCCAGGGGCATGTTGGTCCTGCAGGTCCACAAGGTATTCAGGGTATTCAGGGTATACAAGGAGTCCAGGGCACTAGCGGTGCTACTGGTGGTATTGGTATTCAGGGTATACAAGGTATCCAGGGTATACAAGGTATTCAGGGCATACAGGGTATTAGTGGTACTGTTGGAGGTGCTGGTTCACAAGGTATTCAGGGTATACAAGGCATACAGGGTGTCCAAGGCGTTCAGGGTACACAAGGTTTAACTGGTGCTGGTACGCAAGGTATTCAGGGTGTACAAGGTATTCAGGGTGTACAAGGTATTTCAGGTACTAGTATTCTTTCTAGTAATAATACTTGGACTGGTACTAATAGATTTGACGCAGAAGTTAGTGCTTCAGAAACCTATTTTGGAGCCACCGCTTATAGTCGCGGACAAAATACATTCGAATGGGGTGGAGGCACTTCTAGTTTTGGATTAAACATCCAGGACGGAAATGGTCGCGTAAATTGGTATTGGAACTCTAATGGCGGAACTTCACCAACACAGACTGTAGCCAATGAAGATGCTACTAGACTTTTGATGACTATCGATTCTCCTCAATTAGTATTTTATGGTTGGGAAGGATCCACATCTGCTGCTGGTAGCGCAATTACCTGGAGTGAAGTATTTAAAGCTGCTCTAGCAGATAACTCTCCATTTTTCCGTGGGAATGTAATATGGCACGCTGGCAACGACGGCTCGGGTTCTGGACTTGATGCTGATTTGTTAGATGGCATCAACTCAAGCTCGTTTTTAAGAAGTGATATTTCTCAGCAAGGTGGTAAATCGTATACAGCCCACGATTTTAATACTTATCCTAGTTTATATGATTCTATCTTTATAAACGTAAGTGCATCATCTAATCTTCCTACAGGTATGTCAGCCGCTGGTAATGCATATAGATTTATTATGGGCGCAGGAGATACCACATCACGTGGATTTGATCTTGTTGGTTGGACTGGGGTCGGAAGCCAAGGAGATCTTTTTATAAGAGCTCGAGAGATTGGAACATGGAATAAATTTTGGCACAATAATAACGATGGTGCTGGTTCTGGACTTGATGCGGATCTGTTGGATGGATATAACATTGGTACTTCTGGTGGTGCTATTCCTCTACTGAATGGTACTAATACGTGGAGCGGAGTTAATACTCTGCAGCATTCTATAATTTTTTCTGGATCCTTTGTTAATCGTCGATACATAGGTATGGATTGGGCTGAAATTTCTAGCGATGCTGGAGGCAACGGGGTTTTTGGTAACAATTTATATGCAAATTATGACGGCGTTTCTACAATAACATATAGAACTCCGCAAACTCATGCAAGTGTTGGATATGGCGCTATTAGATTTGGGTATGGGCTAGCACAAATTGCTACTTTTGCAGGTTCTACTACTGCTGGGGCTACAGTGACTCCAACATGGAATACTGTTTGGCACGCTGGTAATGATGGAGCAGGATCTGGACTTGATGCTGATTTGTTGGACGGTTATCAGGCTTCCTCCTTCGTTTTGCAAAATTCTACCTATAATACAACATACATAGGGTTTACTCATGTTGGAGGAAATTCTGGTATGGGCAATGCTGATTATGCCCTGTATCAAGAAGCAGGTGCCTGGACCCATCCGTACCCCGACTTGATCTTTGCTTTCCATACTGGCATTAAAATCATGTCGACCACTGGATATGGAGGCACAAAATTTTATGGAGCTACACCAAGCTATATTGGCTCTACTAATCCGTTATTTGTTGTTGGTAACACAGATAACACAACAGCTGTTGTTTCTCACTCAGTTACCAATGCAACAACAGATGGATTTGGCTTAGAATTTTTAATTAATGGCGTTTATATTGACGGCAGATACGCAACCAGATTTGTAAAATGGGATGATGGTGGTGGTGTTCCTCTGTACATTCAACAAACTACTGGAACTGCTGGGTCCTGGTCTAATTTAGCCAGTTTTGGTGCTTCTAATGCTAGATACCACTTCCATGTTGATGGTACAGCATATTCTAGTTCTGATTTCCGTGCCCCTATATTCTACGACAGTAATAACACATCATATTATATAGATCCTGCCGGTACCTCAAACACAGCTTTACGCATGAGAGGCGGTGCTCTTTTTGGACCAAATACTTCCTGGTCTGCTTATCTATCAATAGGAACAGATGGTCACGCTAGTACTTCTTATGCTAGTGTTGCGACAACAAACGGTAATTTGCACATAGATGCTGCTTCTGGGTTTGATACGTATATCCACACTTATGCTGGGAATAACTTTTACTATGCTTATGGTGGAACAATACGAGGAGGATTTTATAATGATTCCTCGGTAAGAGCAAATATTTTTTATGATAGCAATAACACAGCATTCTACGCAGACCCATCATCAACATCTGTAATGAATGGTATATCATTACCACAAAACGCTCTTATATATGTTAGATCTACATCTAGTTCTTGGTTTCTTATGGGCAATGATGGCTCTAATTTTTTCCTTAATAGACACAATTCATCGGGAAGTTATCTAGATACAGTTTTTTATGTTCCTATGGGAACTAATGCTGTTACTTTCTCTGGTGTAGCGGAAAGTAATACTGATTTTAGAGCTCCAATATTCTACGATAGCAATAATACTGCATTTTATATAAATCCCAATGGAACAAGCAACCTCAATCAAATAAATGGCAACGGTAAAGAAGTTATTGTTACAGGGGATAGCTATCTTAGAATAAATCAAAGCATGGGATTTGCTTCTGGAACATGGTTTGGTGGTGTTCTTATAAGAAACGATAGTATTATGGCGGGAAGTAATGGAGGAACCACAAACTCAAGAATTTACATTGGTGGTGGATCGTATAACGGCACAAACGTTATTAACCTCAGCGGTACCGATGGAACTGTAGATGCATTATCGTTTCGTATTAAAACAGATACAAGCAATAGATTTGAAGCTGGAGCTCTCGTATTAAGAAACACTTCTCCAACAGTATATTTCCAAGATACAGATCACAACTCTGCTATGCTTCATTGCAATAGTAATACACTATATGTATTACGCGGAGGAAATGACACAACATCATGGTCTCAAGTCAACAGTCAGTGGCCATTTACTTTTGATTTGTCAAATAACAATGCTACGTGTGGTGGTATCTTAACTGCTATTACAGATATGCGCGCACCAACATACTATGACAGTAATAACACTGCTTATTATATTGACGGCAACAACACATCTGTCCTAAATGGTTTGACATTAAATTCTCTGCTGACAGGTAGATCTTCTGCTTCTACTGACGTCAATTCTGCTAACGATTCAGGTTCTATATCCATACGTGGTGTAGGAGATGCTGGGCAAACAGCAACCGTTGCATCAATGTCATTTCACAGAACAGGGGCCTATGCTATCAACATGGGTCTTGGTACAGATAACGTGTTTAGACTGGGTGGGTGGTCTGCATCCAGCAACTGTTTCCAGATTGATGGTTCGGGTAACTTTACAGCATTAGGTAACGTGACAGCTTATTCTGATCGTCGATACAAGAAAGACATTTCTACGATAACAAATGCATTAGATATTGTACAGAAACTGAGAGGCGTCAGATATACGCGTATTGATACAGAAAAACAGGGTATTGGAGTCATTGCTCAAGAAGTGCTTGAAGTCCTACCTGAAGTTGTACAAACAGGTATTGGAGATGACACCTCAATGTCTGTTGCGTATGGAAATATGGTTGGACTGCTGATTGAGGCAATCAAGGAGCAGCAAGCTCATATAAATAAACTAGAACAAATGATAAAGGAGAAGTTATAATGGAATATACATGGAAGCTTAAGTCTCTCAAGAAAACAAATTCTGGCAGTCTTCAGAATGTGGTTGTGCAAACCTATTGGGAACTTACCGGAACAGACGAAGATGGAAATTCCGGAACATTCAATGGTGCTACGCCTTTCAGCGTTCCCACTGGTGAAAGTTTTACAGCTTATGAAGATCTAACAGAAGAAATGGTTCTTGGTTGGATTAAAGATCAAGTTGTTGGTGGGTACAAAGATCATGTCGAGCAAAAAATTCAACAACAAATTGATCAAAACAAAAATGTCGTTCAAGAAGTAAAAGACGAAGAACTTCCTTGGGCTACCCCTAAAGCTGATACGGATAAATAATGACACTAGCCAATAGCGGAACAATGAGTATTGGTGGATCTACTACAAATCGATCCATTAATCTTGAACTCGGCAGATCTGCAACTGCCACCTCAAGTCTCAACGAGAGTGCTCTGAGAACACTGGCAGGAGTGGCAAGTGGCGCAATTTCTTTGAGTAATTTTTACGGCAAATCTAATTTCAGTCCTACTAATGTGGTTCGTACTTCAGGCACTGGTGCAACAGAGACGGTACCATCAGGTGCGGTTAGCGTGCGTATTCGAGCTTATGGTGGTGGCGGTGGTGGTGGTACCAATATTAACTACTCTGGTGGTGGAGGCGGCGGAGGTTTTGTTGAGGCCACCTATTCTTGCTCTGGCGGTCAAACATTAACTTATACTGTTGGCGGTCAGGTCGCAGCAGGTAATGGTGGTGCCGCTTCAACTGTAACTAGTGGTACTTTATCAATAACAAGTATCAGCGCTGGTGGTGGCGGTGCAGGGTCTGGAAGTAACTTTGCTCCTGGTATTGGTGGTGCTGGCGGTGCTGCTAGCGGAGGATCTACTAATACAGATGGTGAGGCTGGTGGCGACGATTACTCACTAGGTGGAGGAGTCGGCGGAGCCTGCTTAGGAACTGGAGGCGGGGCTGCAGACAGTATTCCAGGTGGCGGCGGTTCGAGTTTTTCTCCTGGTCAACGCGGACAAATTGAATTCTATTACACATAAAGGAAAACCAAATGACACCAGAAGATATCACACATGAAATTGTAAAAGAAGAAAATGGCACAATGACTGTGAAGTTTTATTCAAAAGAACTAGAACTAGAACAAGAAAAACAAATTAATGTTTTTGATCTTTCTACAGAAAAAGAAAAGACAGAAAGAATCAATCAACATAAAAATGCTTTTCTTCATCGAATAAATATTGGCATGGTTAAGCCAAAAGAAGAAGTTGTTACAGAGCCTGAAAAAGATCAATAAATAGATCATGAACATTTCACGCCCTCTCCTAACACACAAGCTCATGGAATTCCCTCTAGAGGACAGATTCCTTAAACTCAACGTTAATACCTACCTAGAACTTCTAGGTATAACGCCCCTGCATCCCCAGATTGCAATTATAAATGCGATTAACTCACCTGATTATCGCTTTATATGCGCCGCAATCTCTCGAAGACTGGGAAAGACCTATATTGCAAACATCATAGGGCAACTTGTTACGCTAGTTCCAGGATCTAATGTGCTCATAATGAGCCCAAACTATCGTCTTTCTCAGATCTCCTTTGACTTGCAGCGCTCTCTAATCAAGCATTTTGACCTAGAACTTACCCGAGACAACGCAAAAGACTCTATTATCGAGTTATCAAATGGCTCTACTATTCGTATGGGCTCCGTAAATCAGGTAGATTCAGTAGTTGGTCGCTCCTACGACCTAATTATCTTCGATGAAGCCGCACTAACCGATGCAGGTGAAGAGGCATTTAACATCGCCCTCAGACCTACACTAGATAAACCAAACTCTAAAGCCATTTTTATCTCTACACCTAGAGGTAAAAACAACTGGTTTGCTAAATTCTACAATCGTGGATTTAGTGAGGAGTTTCCCGAGTGGTGTTCTATACACGCAACATACCTCGATAACCCAAGAATACATCCTAGGGATATCGAAGAAGCTAAAAGAACAATGTCAGATGCCGAATTTCGTCAAGAATACATGGCAGACTTCTCTACTTATGAAGGTAGAATCTGGGATTTCAACTTCGAGACTCAAGTACGCGACCTATCTGCACTAGAACTTGGTAAAATGGACATTATAGCTGGACTAGATGTTGGCTACAAAGATCCAACAGCTATGTGCGTCATCGCTTATGACTTTGATAGTGAAAATTACTACATTATTGCTGAATATCACAGTGTAGAGACCACTACAAGTAAGCATGCTAGTAGTATGGCATATTACATACAAAAATATAACATAGATTATATCTTTGTTGACTCCGCAGCGCAGCAGTTTAGAGCTGACCTCGCTTCTGATTATGGAATTTCCACTATCAATGCCAAGAAATCTGTACTAGACGGTATTTCGCACGTAGGTGCGCTGATTGATAATAATAAACTTTTTGTAGATCAAAAGTGCACTGAGACTATAAAGTGCTTAGAAGCTTATCAGTGGGATCCAAATCCTGGCCTTCTAAAGGAAAAACCTCTCCATAACTTTGCTAGCCATATGGCGGATGCTCTCCGATATGGCCTATATACGCACGTCAGTAAGCAAAGTAGTTTTTAGAGCAAAGTAGATCGCTTCCAGAGCCTTCTAGCTATAAAAAATTTTGCTTGACAAAATAAATGCTAGAGGTTATAATGAGATCTATACAACAAGTAAAAGGATTTTTTTAAATGGCACACCCACTTATTTCTTATACATTAAATGCTAATGGGCAAAGTACCGGCATGATCGATGTTGATTATACTGAAACTGCTATTGGCCTTATAATCACCGGAACCATCACAGCAACCTTACAAAGGTCACTAGATGAAGGCGTTAACTGGGTTACAGTTAGCACACATACTGCATCTACTATCGTAAATGTAGCAGGTCCTGGTGAATACAGAGTTTCTTCCTCTGCCGTTACCGGCGGAACCTGCGTTGTCCAAATCTTAAGAGCACGCGCTAGATAATATGGATCTTAAGCGTTATGCTGTAAAAATGGTCCGAGATCGTGCCAAATCGGCCTATGTAAAAGCAGATACTTGTGAAATTTGTGGAACTACTGACGAACTAGAGCTTCATCATTATGCTTCAATGGCAGAATTGTGGAATGCTTGGTGCTTAAAGAAAAAGATTAGGCCAACAACCGTAGAAGAGATGTTGCCTTTAAGAGACGCTTTTATAGAAGAACATCATAAACAGATTTATGTAGATGTTGTCACTCTTTGCAAAAAGCACCATGAACAATTACATCTGTTATTTGGTAGGAACCCTCCAGTATCTACCGCAATAGCACAAGGAAAATGGGTTAATGTTAGAAAGAATAAAGAGCTTCTTGGGCCTAAACAAGTTAAATCCGGCTCAACCTCGGATTTACCTGAATGAAGGTTCTAGTATTATGCCACTCCCCAATAATCTTTGGGGATTCTATGAACAACTAGGTGTTGTTAATAGAGGCGTAAATATGATCGTAGATGCCTCTAGCCAGATTGATATTATAGTCGAAGAAGAGACTATACCACAAGATTTTCCTCCTACAAGAGGTATAAAGCGCGCTAGAGTAGAAAAGCTACTCAACTCCGAGCCTAATCCATTCCAGGATATCTCCACATTTCGTAGGCTTGTTTTCACAGATATTCTAGTAGAAGGTAATGCTTTCATCTACTTTGATGGCATTCACATTTACCACCTTCCAGCAGATCTAGTAGAAATCCTTACAGACGAGAAGACATACGTTCAAGGGTTCCGTTTAAATACCACTACTTTTAAACCAGAAGAAGTTATACATATTAAAGATAATGCCGTTAGAGGCATTTATAGAGGTTCAAGTCGATTAAGGTCCACAGCGGGATCTATGTCCTTACTCTATCGTATGGTAAAATTCCAAGATAGATTTTTTGAAAATGGAGCAATTCCTGGTCTTATCCTAAAATCTCCTAATGCTCTTTCTGATAAGCTTAAAGAGCGTATGATTGAAGGATGGCTTAATGCTTACTCACCGAATAACGGAGGTAAAAGACCTCTTATTCTAGACGGAGGCATGGAATTAGACAGACTTACAAATACTAGTTTTAAAGAATTAGATTTTGAAACCAGTATTACTACACAAGAACATGCTATCTTAAAAACTCTCGGTGTACCACCAGTTCTCTTAGATGGTGGAAATAACGCTAACATTAGACCTAATCAGCGCCTTTTCTATATTGAAACAGTAATGCCCTTGGTCGATAAGTTTATTAAAGCATACGAGAGATACTTCGGATTTAAACTAATTCCTGATAATGATATTCCTGGTCTACAGCCAGAATTGCAAGATCAAGCAACATACTATTCTACACTAGTAAATACTGGTATTATTACAGTAAACGAAGCTAGAAAAGGTCTTGCATACGAAGTTATAGAAAATGAGGATAACCTCAGGATTCCTGCAAACATAGCAGGATCCGCAGTTGATGCAAGTCAAGGCGGTAGACCGCCAGAAAGTAATAATGCTGAATAATAAGATCAAAACCGCCCAGGTTATTGGTAAGTTCTTAGCAGAGAAAGGTATTTATGACCCTAAGTCTATTTTACCTTCCCAATATGCAGAACTTGATGGACCTGTAAGAGTTATACTAATTAAGCGTCTATTTGGTTCTTGGGGTAGAGCAATGGGTTTTGTAGCAAAACATATGCCAGAAAAACCTGCTCCAGAGCCTAAGCCAGAGCCTAAACCTAAAACCGCTCCAAAAGCCGAAACAAAGCCAGCCCCAGTAGAGGCACCAAAGGCTACAGATGGCGAAGTATAGAGGCAAAAACATAAATCTAGTCCCAACTGATGGCATGAAGTCAGAAGCGATTAGAGCCCTAGCTTGGAGAGACGAAGGAAAACCTGGTGGCACTTTAGTAGGAATGGCAAGAGCCAACCAACTAAAAAATAAAACCGAATTATCACCTAGAACAGTAAGAAGAATGTTCTCTTTCTTTTCTAGACATGAAGTAGATAAACAAGCACAAGGCTTTTCTCCTGGTGAGGAAGGTTATCCTAGTAAGGGAAGAGTTGCTTGGGGATTATGGGGCGGAGATGCAGGATTTTCTTGGTCCCGTGCTAAAGTAGCCCAGCTAGACAGATTAGATGGCAAATCAATGCATGAGATGCCCGAAGAAGAAGAGGAAGAAGAAGAAATCAGCGGTTCAATGCTTAATATGACCAATATTATTGATACCGCTCAAAAGCTTCATGATATGTTAAAAGACGAAGATAATCTTCCAGGGCATATCATCTCAAAAATTGTACTAGCTACCGATTATATTAGAGACGCTCGTGACTACGTAAATAACGAAGAAAAACAGCTTGATCCTGAGTATGACTACGAAGGCGAGATGGCTAAAAGCGAACTTCGTATTTTAATAGAAGCAGCAAACGAAATTAAAGAAGCAATATCAGAAGCATCCTTACCAAAGTATTTGTACGATAAAGTAGTTCTTGCAGAAACTTATGTAAAAGATTCTTATGAATATCTAAGACAAGAACAAAAAGCTGCACCAAAAGAGCTAAAAGTAGGCGATTTTGTACAGTGGAATTCTAGTGGTGGTATCGCTCGCGGCAAGATTAAACGTATTGTCAGAGATGGTGAAACAGGAATTCAAGGTATTGCAGGAACTCCAGACGATCCTGCGGCAGTAATTACTGTATGGCGTAAGTCTGGAGATGAATACGAAGAATCAGATGTAGATGTAGCACATAAGTTCTCTACACTAAAGAAAATAGAAAGTCTCATGAAACATCAGCA